CACAGCCCCAGAGTGCTTATGAGCACTCTGGACATTTGCTGTGATTCTTACAATAGGAGGCCTTATGCCGGTGACAGCAAAAGAGACTAACGTTAGTCTCTCACGCATAGCACTGTTTAGGAATGAAGCAATAACAGTCCCGAAACCATCTCGTACTGAGGTTGGTAACGGCCAGTATAACTGGTTCTGTTCTCTGAATGGCTCCATGCCGCTCCGAGAATGCTTGGCTGCTAAGCGAAATGGTAGTTACTATAAGAAGTCTTATAGAAACGAACCATATCTTCCTAGCATTCATAACAAAGTACCTTTACCGTATGTAGTAAGATCCGAAGTGGAAGTACTTCCAACATTTCGTGGTCTTTTATCACTACAATCGATAAGTTTGGGTGCGCCGTTAGTTTGTCCTGCAAAAGCCGTGGGTTCTGTGACTTTAGGGGGTGACGTTTCGTTCGCCCTCGATCAGTCATATGCACCAGTAACTACTGCAATGAATAACGCAGCTGTTGCTGATCTCCACGACGGAATCGCAAGTCAAAAGGCTATTACCGCAAATTGGGGTGTGTTCCTTGGCGAACGACGTGACTCAATGCGTATGATCGGTAAACGTTTAACATCACTGTTAAATTTATATTCCGACGTACGCAACGGCCGTCTTCGCAGAGCATACTCCAAGTTGTTTGGTAATAAACGTAGTACTGCATATGACCCTAAGCACCGTGAATGGCGCTACAGGGGCAGACGCGACAAAGAGACCCTAGATGCACTCTGGCTCGAATGGAGCTATGGTTGGTCGCCCTTAATGGGTGACATATACCATGCGTATCAGGATCTTTTTGGTACTAAACCCACTCTGGGGTTTCGCGTGAAAGGCGCATGTTTTGATGAACTTGTGCAATCAACTCTCGTCAACCACAGTGTTTACACTGGAGTTGGTAACGGTACTGTTCGTCTGGTTATCCCTATTCGGGTAACTATGAAGAAAACCGTTAAGATAGTGTATTGGTGCACGTATCGTGCCGAAAATACGCTATTCTCCGACCTTACGGCGTCCGGTATTTTGGATCCTGTAAGTGTAGCTTGGGAACTCGTACCCTTCAGTTTTGTAGCGGATTGGTTCGTAAACATCGGTGATGTTTTACGTGGCCTAACCATTACAAATGGGCTGACATTTCTTTACGGATCAAAATCTGTAAAACAAACTGTCGAGATCACTAAGCTTGAGTTGTTAACTAAGTCAGTAAACGGTACCGGGGACTTTGGTATGTACAAGGCAGAGTTCGATGGTATTTCTCCGGATTGTTTCTTGGAGAAATCAAAATTCGAACGTACTAGTCTTGGATCTTCACCAATGCTTCGGCTGTCATTAAACCACGAAATGATTACTATACGTAGAGCGGCAAATGCTGCTGCTCTCATTGCGCAATTGATGCGACGTAGGAAGTAACTTTCATAACCGGAGGAATCTGCATGCCGCAGTTTCAAAGCTTTACCTTGGCTGATGGCCAAGCGACACCTGTAACAAAGACGTTCTCACCTGTTAGCCTCGTTGAAAACGAAGCTCGCTGGGCGGACCGTTCTGCCGGAATTAGTGCCCAACAATCGAAGATTTCTTCAAAAGTTGTTGGCACCAATTCGGTTAACGGTATGAACCGTATCACGGAAGTGATTGAGGTTCCTTTGTACGACGCTGTCTCCGGAAAGCAGGTCAACATTGCTAAGGTGGTTATCCAGGGTTATATCCCGAACACCACCACTCAAGCGCAGCGTGACGATTTGTACGCTTACTTGAAGAACTTTGTTGCGGCGGCTCCTACCAAGGACCGCTTCACTAAAGTTGAAGGCAACTGGTAACAGTTGTTCTTGTTGCGTCTGCTTCCATATCTGGAGAAATTAAAATGGTTTTTCAACCACAGGAACAGCTATCGTCTGTTACAGGTCTTAGTAAAAGTCGTATCAAAGGCATCATGGCGAAAGCTCTTGATCCTTTGCATTGCACTGATGTTCGTCTTATTGAAGATCCAATTTGTGTCGATTTGTTCAAACGAACATATCTGTACCAAATGGTTTTTGATAAGTACTGCACCCTAGACCCAGCATCTGCTGGTCAGCGCCGTGAGGCGTGTACTAAAAAGTACTTAGAGTGTGAAAGTCGATGCAATGTCTGGAACGAATTCTTCTACTCAGGTCGCTATAGGAAGCACCGGAATTATGATATAATTCTGAATGCTAGGCGCATTATAACGCGCATCCTTGGTGACTTTGAAAGCGAGGACTTGTTTTCGGATACTTCATTTGGACCGGGTGCCTCAACGCGCTTGAAATATGCTTACGGAAACGCAAGCTTCAAGTTCGAGGGGTCGCCCCATGTCACTCCACAACTTGGCGAACTGATCGGAGGGTATTTTGACTTGTACCCCGGTATCGGTAAGTTTGAGTCTGTGAAGTGTGCCAAGTATACCACCGTACCCAAGAATAGTGTCATCGATCGGCCTATAGAAATACAGCCTGAGATGAACATATTCTTCCAAAAAGCAATCGGCTCCTTTATTCGGAAACGAATGAAAGGGCTTCAAACTGGCTATGGCTCATTACGGATCGATCTTAACGATCAGACCGTAAATCGTGAACTCTGCCGTTTGGGATCGATTGATGGTTCGCTTGCGACCATCGATCTTTCGAGTGCTTCTGATTTAATCAGTTGCGGTCTCGTTGCCTCTTTAATCGAGGATTCTCGATTATTCTGGGCAATGTATGTTACACGCGTTGGTCACGTTTCCTTAGACGGGAACACACTAGCGCTTAACAAATTTTCCGCAATGGGGAACGGTTTCACATGGGAACTGCAATCACTGCTGTTCTATGCTTTGACAAAAGCCTTATGTGAACATATAGGTATAGAAGATCCTGTTGTTGCGACATTTGGCGATGACATCATCGTCAATGCGCAGGCAGCTCCGTATCTTATGAATTTCCTTGAATGGTGCGGTTTGCGTGTTAATCACACAAAATCGTACTATAAAGGATATTTTCGTGAGTCATGCGGCAGGCACTACTATCGGGGATACGACGTATCCCCTGTCTATCTACGGGAGCCCCTTTCGGGACCTGTGGAGTGTATGAGGTTCCATAATCGTCTCATCGAGTGGTGTGCCAGAGATGGCTATTTACCAACTTACATGAGAACTGTCGTCACTCTATTGCGTTTACACGCAGATGAGAGGACCTGCCCATATGTGCCTTTCGGTACAGGGGACTGTGGATTCTACACATGTGCCTCGGAAAATCTCGTTGTTCTAAGGTATAGTAACAAGCGTGGGAATATGCTTTTTAAAGCACGCGTAGGTATGAGACCAATCTTAACATGGCCATCCATTGGTAGCTATGTTAAATCGCTTCACACTTTTTGCGCCACATCAGCTTGCGATATACCGTTCGGCAAAGAGCGTTTTCAGATCAGATTCGGACGAATAGAAGTTTGTCCTTACCTTGGCGGTTGGCGTTAACGCTAAC